AAGATATATGTTTTATTGTTAAGACATAAATGCTACTTTATTGTTTGACAATAATAGCACTTAACTCACGAAAAATCAAGAAAAACGGTTTACACTACACCTTTGATTTGAACACCAGCATTGGCAAGAATTTCGGTGTTTTTATATTGATTTAAAATAGACTTTACAATGTCACCAGCTTGATTTGGTTGGCACATTGCATACAAAAAGTAATCTGTGCCTAACCCAGAATTGTCCAATGCATAACTAGGTAAACTACTTACAAAACTGTAGATCACAGTATTATCTTGAAATTCACTTGTAGTCATATTGGCTTTGTTATAGTTTACCACCTCAGTATTGATACCTTCACATAATAAGTCCCAATTCAAATTAATGTTTTGCACAATATTTTTATAGGCAGCATCGTTGGATAATTGATTTAACAAATTGAAATAGTTTTGCACTGCTTGATCATAATTTTGTTTAATTCTAATATCTATAGGTAATTGTATATAACCGGTATGACCCACAGAGGGATTTCCTACTTCGGTCCAACTGTTACTTAATGCTTCATTGTATAGTTTATAAGTGTCGGCTATCTGTGTCAATGCATTATGGATTTGTGGACCATAGGAAGATTTATTGATTATATCCAACCCTTGATTAACCTCATTTAAATTTTCAATTAGGTAACCACTTGCGCAACCTATTACATCTAATATCGAAGCTGGACCACCGTCGGGTGTTTTTGGCAAAAATGATTTGAAACTGTCGATTATATCTTCTGGTAGTAAGCTAGAATTAGTCGCTAAATTTTCCACGTTTGATGTGGCTTGATTTAGAACAGTGTCTATCAACTCGGATAGTTCTTGTCCAGTAGTAATGTTGAAATTTGGAGTTTTTTGATATAAATCTTTTCCAAATTCTGCAAAAGTTGCGAACACGCTGTCATTTGGTCTACCACTTACAATTGAGATACTAGTAAAATCAAGTGCATTTGCTAAGTTCGGAACCTTACTACGCAAAACAGTTTGAATGGTAGATAAGTCTGCTTTATTGTTTATAGACTGTAAAATAACATCAAGTTGACTTGTATAGATAGGATCTAAAATATCTGCATAATTAATTCCAGCTGCCTGTATTTTTACACTTAAGTCTCCGATAGCTCCTAATCCATTATCAACAAAATGTTTTGCTACACTGTTACTAGTTCCAAATCGACCCGAGGGTATTTGCTGTATCAATGTGCCTATATTAGCTATTGCAGTTTTTAGTGCTACACCTTCTGCATATCTATTAAAACCTTGACTTAAAAATTCTTGGTAACTACTTACACCAAAATAACTTAAATTTCTTTTTTCACTGTTATTGATGGCCAACAAATAGTTGTTAGCATTAGTTAACCAACCTAGTAATTGATTGAACGTGTTGATAAAACTATAATTATTAAAGTAATTACTGCCAGTCAGCCTTGTCATTTGCAAATCTATATAGTACAAAGCATTACCTGGGGTTTCAGTGAATCTGGGTGGCATAACTCCAGTGATAGCAGGAATAGCAGAGTTAGCTCCAAAGGTGCATGTTTTTGGATTTTTCCAATACTCTCTGAGGTATCCAGTCAGCCAGGGTATGTAAGTATAAGCATTGTTACCGTCGTCGGTCGTGCCTACAGTTATCGCATTGTAATTTCCTACGTTTAAGGACATGGCCAATATACTTCCATGAGCAGATAAACTGCCTGTATAAATGGAATCTTGACTGGGCACCCTAATATAGGCAGGTACATCTATGCCATAATTTACACCATTTGCTAATGGGTCGATTATTCCTGCAGGAATTTCTGGACCTGCACTTGTAGTATTTCCTGTGTCCAATGCCATTATGTGATCCCTAACAAATCAATAGGTGCACTATTTCCAGTAAGTTCGGGATTATCAATCACTTGTTGCAGATACGTCTGTTCTACTTGTGGTAAGGAGTAAGTTGCTGCTAGATTTGATACTATAGGATCGGGCTGATCCACTGAATTACCTGGGACCGGACTTGGCCCAGTTATGCCACCTGTAGCCCATGGGCCACCTGCACCGTTAGCTGTAGATCCTCCTCTAACTACTAAGTCTGATCCACTACGCCATGCTGTGACAGGTAAATTGTTTATTTTTCCTCTGTACACTAATTCTGTACGGTCTGTTTCATCTGGTCCGCAGTCTGGTGCTCTTTCAATAGTATATACGTCATCGCCCTTTACTACAACAGGACCTGTGCCACCCACTTTTTTAGGATCAACAATACCACTGTCGCAATAAACTCTTAACGCTCTTAACCAATCGTGATTTACAAAAAATGGAACTTGTTGTCCTTGAATCATGTAGTAAGCTGCAGCCAATTGTAACGGACTTAAACCGCCAGATAGATTGTCTGGTAAGTTTTGAAAACTGCTATATTGTTTTGGAATACTGGCCATAATTAGCTTCGCAATAAAGTTATACCTAGTTTTGCAGCACCTAACAAACTTAAACTTCTTTCTACTGTAGAAGCAACTGTGGCAATAGGTGCTGTAGCTGCTTCAAATCCTGCTGCAAAACTTCCAAACCCACCGGCAGCATCCACACTAAACCCTGAACCGACTTGTCCTAACGCTAACCCCACAACTAGGCCTAGTAATCCACCTCCACCTAAACTAATAACATCATCACTTGCTACCATAATACCGTGACCACATATGCCTTTTCCTCCTTTTGTCAAAGGAATTTGTCCTTCAATAGTTAAGCCGCCGGCAAAATCAATAATAGTACCAAAACAATGTAAAGGTTTTTTAGGACTGCATCCTAAGTGTGGAGTATATGCTGCTCCTAATAAGGCTACAGGACGACCATTGACAGTGACTGAGGAACTGGCATTTCCTATTACCAGCCCTCCGGGACCTAAAATGTCTCCTATTCTTACTAAGCCACCCGCCATTTTTTTCCAATCAAGTTAAAATAGAACCTTTGCTGACTGTTTGAATTCCAGTTGTAGTCTGAATATAATGATCTTGCATTTGTTTAATTACAGGAGCATGTAACATAACATGTTGACGTCCAAGAGTCACTTCAGTATTTATATCAGCCGAAATTAGGCTTTGCATCAAACCAATACCTTGCGGACCAGGGATTACTGTACAAGGTCGGGATACCGACCATCCTTCATTATTGGCGGAAAGTACTTTTGCAACAATTTCATCGCCATTTACCATTTTGAAACCTACAATATCATCTTTTGTGTATTCTTTAGCCATTAACATTTAATTTTTCCTTTAATTGATCTTCAGTTAATTTTGTTAGTCCTTGATAACCGCCTTGAACAAATAATGTTTCGCCTAAATAAATTTGAGGTACAGTTCTATGACCTTGCTCTAAAATAAATTCTTTTGCTTCTTGATTTTCATCAATTTTAATTTCTGTAAAAGGTATATTTTTTTGAGTGAGATAATTTTTTGCCTGAACACAAAATGAACAATTATTTTTTGAATATACAGTTAGCATTATAAACTAAATCCTTTGAAAGTGTTAAGATCGACGTCTTGTTTGGTTCCGCCGATAACATAACTACTTATTTCTGTTTCCTGCGGTGCTACTTGAACTTCTGCACCGGCTATCCATTTCGCAGTCCACGGCAATGGGTTACTGCCGGGTTTTATTCCACAATTTAGTCCTACTGCAGTCATACGTTTGCAAGTCAACCAATCTACATAATCACATAATAGTTGTTTGTTTAAACCTATCATTGATCCATCTTTAAACAGATATTCAGCCCAATCCTTTTCCTGCTGTGCTGCAGCCAAAAACATTTTTTCACATTCATTCTTTGTTTCTTCACGAATCTTGGCAATATCTGGATCGTCCTGTGGCAACAGTTTAATCATCATTTGCGTACTGCCTAAATGAATATTTTCATCCCTTGCAATCAACTTAATAGTTTTAGCATTTCCTTCCATTTTCTTTAATTCAGCAAATGCCCAGCTGCAGGCAAAACTAACATAAAATCTAATACCTTCTAGTGCATTTACACTGTTGATTGCCAACCACAGTTTCTTTTTTAATTCATAACGATCAATAGTCAGTTGGCGATTGTTAATGTTATGTGTACCTTCTCCCAACAATCTGTACCATGTCCCATATTCTATTAGATCATCATAATATTTGCTGATGTCTTTGGCACAATTAACAATAGGTTCAATATCTAGTAGATTATCAAAAATCTCACTGGGATCAGCATATACATTTCTGATAATGTGTGTGTAGCTTCGGCTGTGAATAGTTTCATTAAATGCCCAAGTTTCAATCCATGTTTCTAATTCGGGAATGGTAGCCAATGGCAAAAATGCCAAGTTAGGACTGCGACCTTGTACACTGTCCAAAAGAATTTGTCGTTTTAGGTTACTGGTAAAAATGTGTTTTTCGAAACTGGTAAGTTCCTTAAAATCTTTTGCATCCCTAAGCAAATCAACTTCCTCGGGCCGCCAAAAGAAACCCAACTGTTTGTCCGTGAGTTTATCGAACTGTCTATATTTTAGAGTTTCATATCTTTGAACATTTACAGGGCCACTTGAATCCAGAAATGCCAATGATTCGGTATGTTTCTTTTTATTGGTAATATTAAAAACGCTCATGTTTTTTCCTTAAATGACACAACTATCGCAATCTTCTTGGCTGCTTATTTCTGGTGAGGGTTCTGCACGTTTTGTAACCATCTTTTCAATGTCCAATTCACCCTGCCCGTCCATTGTATTAAAGTAGTACAGTTGTTTAGTACCATACTTATAACACATCAATAAGTGTTTCAACATTTCACTCATTGGAATTTTTTCATCTTCGTAGTAATGAGGATTATAAGAAGTATTGACACTTATACCTTGATCAATGTATTTTTGTAATACTGCACAAATCTTTAAATATCCTTCAGGACTACGCTGATCCCATAGCAATTCGTATTTGTTTTTTAATTTTCTATATTCAGGAACTACTTGTTTTAACACACCATGTTTACTTTGTTTTACTGAAACAAAACTTCTGGGTGGTTCAATTCCGTTGGTGCTGTTACTGATCTGTGCACTTGTTTCGGCTGGCATCAGTGCCATTAGTGTAGCGTTGCGCTGTCCGTATCTGGTAGCGTCCAGACGAAGTGATTCCCAATCCATTCGTTCAGTGTGTGGCACTAGTTCGTCCACTTCTTTTTTCCTAGTATCGACGGGTAAAATTCCGTGTGAGGATTTTAAATCCTGCCAACGTGTACATGGACCTTGTTCACGGGCCAAGTCCACGCTGGCCTTAAGCAAGTAATAACTCCAAGCCTCTGCATATTCATCTACTAATTTCAGTGCTTGGGGATCACTGTAACTGACATCATGTTTTGCTAGGAAATATGCAAAGTTAATAATGCCAATGCCTAATGGTCGAAATTCTTCTGTGGCGTATTTTGCAGCGATTACTGGATAGTACTGATAAGATAATAATGCATCTAAACCTCTGACTGCCAAAGTACACATACGTTCAAAATCACGAGGACTTTTTACATTCCCCCAATTGGTAGCACTTAAAGTGCAAAGTGCAATACGACCGTCGGGATCATTGATATCATCAAGCGGGACAGTAGGCAAATCAATCTCACAACAAAGATTGCTCATTTTAATAGGTGCAATTAGTTCATTAAAAGGACTGTGGGTATTTGCATGATCTACATTTTGCAAATAAACTCTGCCTGTGTCTTTTCGTTCTTGCATAAATTTACTAAACAAATCTATTGCTTTGTAAGTTTTTTTACGTAACTTGGTATTGCGTTCTGCCCGTTCGTACAGTTCTTTAAATTTTTCCTGATTATTAAAAAATGCTTCGTACATTTCTGGAACATCATGCGGGCTAAAGCAAGTAATGTCACCGCCTGACACTAATCTTTCATACATCAATTTATTAAACTGTACTCCGTAGTCCATATGGCGAACACGATTATCCTCTGTGCCCTTGTTATTTTTTAACACAAGAAGATCTTCAACCTCTAAATGCCAAATTGGATAATATAATGTTGCTGCTCCATTGCGAACTCCACCTTGACTACAACTGCGGGTAGCACTTTGAAAGTGCTTATAAAATGGAATTACCCCGGTATGATATGCATCCCCATTTCGTATAGGACTGCCTAAGGCACGAATGCGACCAGCCCCAATTCCAATGCCAGCTTTTTGGCTGACATACCTAACAATACTACCAGCAGTAGCATTGATACTATCAAGGCTGTCACCTGTCTCAATGAGAACGCACGATGAGAATTGTTTTTGAGGTGTGCGTACACCAGCCATAATGGGAGTGGGAAGACTAATATCGTGATTAGATATAGCATTATAATAATCCTTGATCCATTGTAGTCGAGTTTCTTTAGGATAGTTTTGAAATAATGTAGCTGCAATTAATATATACGCCATTTGTGGAGTTTCAAAAATCTCACCAGTCACACGATTTTGTACTAGATATTTGCCTCTCCATTGCTCCATGGCCACATATGTAAAATTCAAATCTTTATTATGATCTATTGATGAATTTAATTCTTGCCATTCTTCTTCTGTAAATGCTGTTAACAAATCTTTATCGTAAAAACCACGTTGCACATTACGTTTCACCAGATCCAACAAATTTATCGGGTGATAATCACCGTAAACCTGTTTTCTGATATGGTAATTAATTAGCCTACCTGCAACATATTGATAGTTTGGGCAGTCTTCCGAAATTAAGTCTGCTGCACTTTTGATTAGTGTTTCTTGTATGTCACTGGTTTTAATGCCGTTATAAAATTGTAGATGACTGCGTAGTTCTAATTCACTTGCACTAACTCCTGCTATGTCTTTAGTAGCCCAAAATACTACTTTGTGCATTTTTTCTAAATCTAATGGTTCTTTTTGTCCATCTCTTTTTGTCACTTGAATCTGTGTCATTGATCGTTCTCTTTTTATTCTAATTTTGTTACTGCTAAGTCGTCGACTGTGATAGTTTTAATTAATTTTAAATTTTTTTCAATTTGTTGTTTATTTACGATGTCATCAAACACATAATTAATAACATATTTTCCTTTTTCAATCCAAACTAAATTATACTGTTCCTTGGTTGAAATATCATTATATATTCTTATTTCCATCTCAGGTCGATGATTACAAAGATGTAAAGTATATAACATTCCAAGAGCTTTTGCAAGATCACAATAGGTGTTTTCGTAGACCAAATCCCATGGGCTGGGCCAATTAATTACATCATGATAATGTAAATAATGTTTTACGAATGGTGCATATGACCAAAGATGTGTGGTGTCCTTTATTGCTTGGTCTAAAGGTATAAGATTAAGTTTTTGTCGAAAATCATACCAAAAGCGAAGCCGTTCGCTTGGGTTTAAATTCCACATGTTTTAGAATGATAATGTGCTGATTGTGTACTGAATATTAGCTGCAAAGGCAGTGCTGTTATCCAAATTAGCAACTAACTGAACATAGCTACCTGGACCACCACCCCCAACACCAATGGCTTCCCACGTTAACCCCACCGCTGTGACCCCATCGGTTTCGGTGTATTCTTCATCAATACTATAACTTGCAGCGTTAGCCAAATTCCTAGCTATTTTAATCCACCCAACTCTAGTACCAATATCTCTTGTTGCTGCGTACTGAACATAAATGGCTGGTTTATTATAATCTACAATACCAGAAGCTAAATTTGCTGTAGTGTTAGCACTGATAGCCTGAGTATAAACAGTATAGCCTGGTATGTTACTGTGTTCTGTTAAGATTTCTGTGTTGCCGATTTCTGGAGCACCTTCGGATAAGGTACCATTACCAATGTATAATTTTCTAGTATCAACGCTCCAACCTAACTCAGCAGTAGCCAGTTGGGGTAAATCTGTTTGAACACCATGTCTATGTTTTACTTGAGAAATTTGTACAATAGCCATACTTAAATATCCAGTTTTGTATATTTAGCTT